TTCCAAAGCCTGAGCGTACTGATGCCCCCCAGATCCACACCCTTGGTTATAATCACCTGCCCGCTGGAAGCGGTCCTATTCATCGGCACGCGGATTCGAATATAATAATCCGTATCCCAAGTATAGGCAGTATCAACCGAAGCCTGAAAATAGAAGTCCACGTTATAGGCTGTAGCACTACCAGGGTTAAACCATACCTGAATGGCGGCATCAGCTGAGTAATACCGGACATCAATTTCGCTGGACGTGAAATCCGTACCATTCGTAGCCGTACCCCCTGCCGCAATAGAGCTAATATCAGAACTTATGAATTTTACAAAGTACGTCTGATTAGCCATGAGCGGCATCAGTGCAATTATCGTTAGAAAGAAAATTAGAGTTTTCTTTATCATCATTATCCCCCTTTTGCTGACAACAGCATTAGGTGTTGTTTTTTTAGTTTTTATTGCCGGTCTGTCTTTTTGGGCAGGCCATAAGCCTTACCCTCGAAGACTGTTTACAATTATGAATGCAGTCCCTGCATAACCGATTGATGCTTTCCCACCACCATTTTTCCCAATTTTGGACGTTTTCTTGTGCAGAATGTGGAATAGTCATTTTTATACCCTGAGCTTTTGATTTAGTGAAAAATCTTCCCCTGGAGCATTTCACGGAGAGGCCGCAGGGGCGAGGTTTATCAAGGCCCCCTTGCCCTACCCCACAATTACAATGGTCGGCGATTCTGGGGCGTCTGAGGCGTCCTTTTTAACAGCCGGATCCGCCACCATTTTGTTCTGTGGTGGATTCTCCAGTGATTTCTCAAACCGTTTGGCCGTGGTACGCTTTGCAATGCCCCGCTCAATCAAATTCCTGGCATTGCCTTCCGTTGTTTTCATGAGACCTCCAGGCTGGCGAAAGTAATAAGGCACAAGCAATTCTATGTATGCCTGTTTTTCCTGGTCGTCTGCATTATTTTGTTTTGTCTGTGTCATCGTCTTTTATCTCCTTCCCTGAAACCGAACCCATTGTTTCAAGATTCGTTTCTATTGTTTTAAAAAGCGGCCTCCAGTATTTATCCCACACAACATCCCAGTCATATTGTTTCGCAAATACAAGAGCCTTCTCTTTAATCTTTTTATAGTCTGAATATTTCCATGCGTTATAAGCCATCTCCAGTGTCTCTGTTATGGCTTCCGGCCCCACTTCATAGCGCCATGTTCTGCTTGGCTGCCACACCAGATCATTCTCCGATGTATCTATCAGCCATCCGGTATTCCCGGCAAGCTCCGGGCCTGTCGTGGTGTGGGTCGTTACAACAGGCGTACCGCATGCCTGGGCTTCAATAAGCGTCAGGCCGAACCCTTCGCCCTTAGAAGGCAAACACAAAACATCAAGCCCGTTATAGCTGTCTTTTATCCACTGATTTTCAATGCGCCCAACAGCATCAAACTCCTGATTGCAAAAATAAACAAATTCTTGCATCCCCAGGTCATTAACAATCTGAATGAGATTGACCGTATTAGGGAACCGTCCCCTAGCATGGGTATGCAGAAACAGCCTGGATTCAGGATGCCGCTTATGGAAAATCCTGAACGCCCTGAGCAGAGGGATAAATCCCTTACGGTCGTCAATACCGTAGTTCACGCCAAGGTTGCCGATAAGAAAATTCTTATCAGTTAAACCAAAGTCCTGCCTGAACCTTGCCCGCCCTTCTGGGTCTGGATAATAAACACTTGTATCCACTCCATGAGGCGCATAATACGGCTCCATCCCAATGCTTTTGAGTTCCCTTTCCCCATGTCTGGACATGGCAACCTGCAAGCCCGTTTTCTCCACCACTGCTTGCAATCGTTTACTGATGGTTTCCGTATCAATAGGCACGTAGGCTACCCACTTCTCAGGCGGGTATTTTTTTGTGTCGTTAACCAAGCCCCAGATATCCCAGAGGGTGAATAGAAGGTCAAAGTTTTCCGCCCTCAACATATGTCGGACGTTCTCGTACAGCGTTCCCTCAAATACCTCCACACCTTCAAGCTCCTGGCGTGCCGCATGAATCTTAGGCAGTGCCTCCTCCGGCTTACCCGCCTCGCATGCTTCCCTGGCAGCCTTGAGGTGTACCGATATTTGACGCCTGTCGATATGATAGCTCCAATGTGAATGGGCATGCTTTGTCGCCACCCTGATGAAATGCCCTTCTCTCCGCAGCCTTTTAATAAGTTCCCGGCTTACAATGCCATAGCCAGAGTCACAATCCGGATTGCTGGAGTTCCACAGTATTCTCATTGTCCTCCCTCCCTTTGTTTACCGCTAACCCTTGAATGGCGTCTGTTCGGTCCTCACGTCATAAATTGCACTGCATATGGGACACTTGCCTATTACCCTTGTCCCCTTAGCATTCACCTGAAGGTAAACCCCACGCTTGCAGCGTATGCAATCTATAAAAATGGACTTATAGCCTTTTTCTTCCTTATCCATAAATTATTTCTCCATAATAGATGAGGGAGACGGGGGCATCCTGTAAAACAAAATGCCCCCATGTCTCATCTATATAAAATTTTCGCTACTTACAAAACTCTGTCCTCTAGGACGACAGCGTGGCCTGTCCGTAGCGAGGATTGGCTTGAATGTGCCACATAGCCACAACCTCAGCACCAGAAGTCTGGTCAGTCGAAAGACGACCGCCGACATAGGTGTATCCATCGGAAAGCTCTTCACTTCGAGCCTCTACACGCAGGACATCAGTGTCCGTTGTGTTCGTAGAGGTAAAAGTGTCGGATTTTCCAGTGATAGTTGCGGACGAAGCACCCGCAGAGGACGTGGCCTCTAGCAGGTAGAGAGTAATGACGCCATCGCTTGCCACATTGGTCACTTCCGCAACGACTTCAACGTTGTGATATAACCGCATGTTCACGAAAGCGGCAGATTCAATTTTGTCACTACTTTCCCCACCGAGGGCTGTGCTCTGCTTGCCATATGTGTATCTTAAATTTTCGCTCATCTTATGCATAGCTGTATACTCCTTAGCTTGTGAAGGTCAGGGCAACGAAGTGGGCTTTGGTTTTTCCCGATGTACCGCGTTTAGGCGTGATAGCGCTTGTAAGAAGAGGTTGACCGTCAACACGCAGCACGATCTTCCAGCATGTCTGATTCTGTAGATATCCGCTTGTATCGTTGTAATTCGTTTCCCTGGAACCTGCGATTTCCATCTCTCTGTCGCCTATAACATATCCATTTTCAAAATCCGCAAGAATAATATCCCCTGTGGTTCCCAATGCTTGGCATTTTTCTGTCACAATGATAGGCCGACCCAGGCAGCGCATATTGCTCAGATTAACAACCGGATGAATACGGGTGGTCTGGCTGGACCAATTTGCTAGGACTTCGGGGCTTATCAGCCAAACGGCTGTCGCCCAGGAAGCCGGAAGCAAACTTTCTGCCATATTCCCGATATCCACGGCTGAAACCTGAGTAATGTTCTGGCGGTTTACGTCAATTCGCCCACTGGAACTCATAATTCCAAGGGGCTTACCAACGCCGTCTCCCCAGATGAAATAATCATCCTCATAGAAACGTACCGCCTTGCCAAAGGCCAGCTTTATAAAATCCGAGAATTTCCTCGGAGCTTTTTCGTAATCGCTCATCAATGCATTGGAAACAAATGTTATGGCAACACCGTCATGCGCCACGAGCTTAAGGTTCGCAAGGACCGGGTCGGTAGCAGAGGTGGCTTTTTCTTCCGCCTCTTCCAACCAGGTAAGCGTCACCCCACCGAAAATATTTGAGCTCCTATCCGAGTCCAAAAGGACCGGGAGGTTAGCCGTGTCGCTAACCATAGGAAGGGTCATGGCCCGGCTGCGGACGATGGATCCCTCAAGCGCAGCGTGCCGGATCTCTCCGGCCCACTGCTCAGGAATCGTGAAGCCGCCTGCCGAGTCAGTCCCCCCGCTCATTGTCTTTCCGAGCAAGGGCTCTAACCTGCTGTCATGGCGTACCCTGTCTACTTCCTTACGGACGGTGACTGCGAACTCTCCAATACTATTGAATCCGCCCGTAGGGTCACTCTTGTGTATCATGTTCTGTTTCCTCTCTAGCTTGTAGCTTTCAGGGTAACGAATGGAGAGAGGGTATTTGTTCCGTTCTTTGGGGTAAGAGCACTGGACAACCAAGGCTGTCCGTCAACTCTCAGTGTGAATCTCCAGTATGTGGTGTTGGTTGTAAAACCCACGTGAGCCGAAGTGTCGATAGTGAGCTTGGCCCGATCGCCAATGAAGTAATAGCTCAGGTCAAAAAGACCGATGTCTCCGGCATCACCCAGCGCGCCCATCTTTTCGGTCAGGATATAGGGACGGCCAAAGATAGTCTTTGGCAAAGCCTCAACAGCACCCTGGTCCCGGCTGATGAACACAAGCTGATGACCCGACGCCTGAGCGGCATTTCCAGCACCCGCTTCAATCAGCGGAGCAAGAACTTCATGGTTGAGGAGCCACACAGCCCGATTTCTACTCTCTGGCAGTACCCGTGTATAGAGATTTACCAGATCGTCAAAATAAAGGCTTGATGTGTGCTGCCTTGTTACGGTAATCAGGCATGGAGCATTCAGAATGCCCAAAGGCTGCCCAACACCTGTGCCGTTAATAAAGGCATCGTCCTCGTAATAGGACCACGCTGCACCAAAAGCTTTCTTGAGATAGGTTTCAAGGGCAATACCCGAATCAGCGATCAGAGCATTGGAAGCCCTGGTGTATCCGGCCAGCTCATGTGCCCGCAGGGTGCAATTGCCCCATTTAGGCTCACTCGATGTTTTGGTTCCGGCCTCTTCGGTCCAATATGCCACAACCCCACCCATGAGGGAGGATGCGTGACTGGACTCATTGATGCGTGGAATATTCAGCAGGTCCCGTTCCATCTGAAAGATCGTAGCACCATTGGAACGGATAATCGACTGCTCAAGGCCCAACTCCTGGACCTCCATGACAAACTGGGTAGGCACCACGAAACCTCCGGCACTATCAGTGCCCTCAGTCATGGTTTTATGAACTTCTGTTTCGCTCTCGGCTTCTCTGTGGACAGGGGCAGTTTCATGCCCGTTAGCATCAACAAAAACTAAGCGGTTATCCTGTTTGTTCTTGGTACGGAAATCATAGATGGCCTTGACAAATTCACCCTTGTCCCATTTAGCCTCGTTAGCTTTGTTCTGGGCTTTTTCCTCTTCTGGATCAGGAGTAAGGTCGACTTTCAGCTGTTCATCGCGTTCATCAAGCTCTGCTTTAAGTGATTCTTGAATAGTGGGCTGAATTTCCTCAGCGAACGTTTCCTTGGCTATCTCTTTAACTTTAGTGTTAAATTCCTCGATATTCATTTGCAAAAATCCCCTTTTGCATTTGCTGGCTGTATGGGATTTCGGCAATAGAAAAAAGACTCATGCTCCGAATATGGATATCCCCAGTAGATTGTACTTTGAGACGGCTAACAGCCTAGCGGTTTACCGCATATCTGTCTCCACCGAAAAGCCATCTACCTAATATCTTAAAAAGGAAAGGAATCCCCTTTTACTATTTTCCGATACCAGCATTACTAATATAGACTAATTCCCGTGATTAGGATTTAGGCTTTGTTAGGAAGGCTGGTCTAAATTATAGTCGCTATTGTTTTTTTCTGGCCCACAATTTACCGCTTCCGATTTTTATTTCTGCATAATCTAATTGATAAATTTTCCCACCATCAAAACACAAATCAGTGCATCTCATCCATTTTTGTCCAACACCATCTGGAAGCTCCATTCTTATTCGTATTCTCTCCCCGCTATTGGGTGCTTGTTGTATTTCACCATGAAATCTTAAGGGTACTTCAGTCCAATCGTCTCGTAACTTACTTGTATTTTCGATCCTTTTTAACTTTTCCTTTGTTTCCCAGATATCATCATTGGGCATATCCCCTGGAGGGGCCCACAAAGAGATTGTTGTCGTATCACCAGGGCTAGTATGTTTGTTATAACATCGTCCACAATATGGCCCACCGCTTTGGATATAATATAAAGACTCGCCAGCATGAATAACACCACCACAGTCCACACAAATCATATCCGCTGTTCCAGATTCACCCATGTCCTTACCTCCAAGACATTATAAGCCCACATCCTTATATCCTGCGTTATAAGGCATGAGACTTATTCTCCGTCCTCTTCCCAACAATAGTTAATATTGTCTGGCAAGGTATTCATTATGCTTATTATCCTTGTCTCGGGAATGGGCGTGAAGTCGCTACAATCCATACCAACATCAAAACTTTTTCCCTGCCCTGGTAACTCGCCATGAGAATGTCCATATAGGTGCCATGAATTATGATGCGATCTGTGCCACACCCTCATGGCAAAATGACACAATACCACAGTCTGTTCTGCAATTTTGATCCGATGAAGTTTTTTTATAGCGGTGAAGAGATCCTTATG